TTAAATCACTATCTTGGTTGGGTGCCAGACCCATTAGTTAAAGCTGGTGCAAAACAATTAGTCAAAACTGAATTAGCTGCAAGATATTTGGGCGGAATGTCACCAACAACTGGGTTGGTAGCTTCTTTGGGTGCTGCTGGTCCAGCTGCTTCAGCAGCTATAAGAGGAACCACAGCAATTGCAAGTATGTTGGGATTAAGCCCAACTGTAGCTGGTATGGCTGGTGTCCCCACTGGAAGATTTGGTAGACTTGGTATAGAAGTTTCAGCTAAGTTACCACAATTGGCCATGATGGGAATAGACCCATTAGATTGGGCTACAAAAGCATTTGGTGCACAATCTGCACTATCCCATATGTCAAATATTGGTTCTCAGACAGCTGCCGCTGCTGTTGGAGCAGGTGGCTATCTTGAGAGAGGCAAAAGAAAAGGAATATATTAAAAAATATAAATAATTAAAGTTTGAAGGATAAAATAATGAATAATCTAAACCCACAATTTATGCAAGGACAATTCCCAGTAAATGGTGATGCTCGTACCCCAGATGGAAAAGGTACTTACATCCCAAGACCTGTTGTTAAGGCTAATAATTTAGCCAAGGCACAAGTACCAACCCCAGCAGCAGCTGCCGCCGGTGCTTTTCCTTCCTCAATGAATAACGTCGATTACGGAACCTCAGAAAGAGAAAACGTTGTCGGTTATGAAGCTGAAGAAGAAGATGATGAAGAAAATGAAAACGAAGCACCCGATGTAACTGAAGTAGAAGAAAGCAATTCTGAACAATTTAGAAATGCTTTAACTTCATTGCTAGGTGAAAATGTTTCTGATGAAACTATTTCACAACTTCACGCAATTTTTGAAGCAGCAGTAACCGAAAAAACAAATAACAAAGTAAACAAAATTGTCAGCCAATTAGATGAAAACGTTGCTTCTTATCTTGAGAATGTAACAACAACTCTAGTTGAAAAAGTTGATGATTACCTTGATTACGTTGTCGAAGAATGGATGCAAGACAACAATATTGCCGTTGAACAAGGAATCAAAACTCAAATCGCTGAAAACTTTATCACTGGTTTGAAGAATCTTTTTGAAAATCACTACATCGATGTTCCAAATGAAAAGTATAACGCTTTAGATGAGCTTTATGCACAAAATAGAAATTTGGAAAATTCTTTAAACGCCACAATTAACGAAAATCTCAACATCAAGAAACAACTTATGTTGAACGAGTGTGCAACCATCTTTGTTGCTGAAACCAGAGATTTGGCTGACACTCAAGTTGCAAAACTTCAATCATTGATGGAAAACGTATCTTTTGAAAATGCTGACGAATATCAAGCAAAATTACTTGGAATTAAGAATAATTACCTTACTTCTCAAGCAAATTTTGTAAGACCAGCTCCACTTCAAAGAGCACAACCAATCAACGAAGAAATGACATTTTCTGCAGTAAGACCAATGGAATCTTCCACTGTAGAAAATTACGCTAATGTAATCGGAAAACTTAACAAAAAAGTATAAAAATAACAAATTATAAATAATTTTACTTAGGAGATATTTAACAAATGAACTTTCAAGACAATACCCCATATGATATTTTAACAGAGAAGTGGAATCCCGTGCTTGATCACGGCGCTCTTCCAAACATCTCTGATGACTACCGTAAGAAGGTCACAGCTGTCCTTCTTGAGAACCAAGAACAATCTCTTCGTTCTCAGTACCTCACCGAAACCGATGGTTTGATGAACTCTGCAAACTTGGGCATGCCAACCAGCTTCACCAATAACGGTGGAGTTGCAGGTTATGACCCAGTTCTCATCAGCTTAGTTCGTCGTGCAATGCCAAACTTGATGGCCTATGATGTTTGCGGCGTCCAACCAATGACCGCCCCAACCGGACTCATCTTTGCAATGCGCGCTAACTATGGTGGATTCCAATACGGCAATACCACTTCATATACCGAAGCCATGTTCCAAGAAGCAATTCCTGGATTCGGTGGTTCTGGTTATACACTCGGTTCAACCGAGAAGGGTATCTGCGGATTCTTTGGTCTCTGCGGTTCATGCGGAAACAGCGCATTTAACAACCCAGTTTACCTCAGAAACAACGCCACTGCAGCTCAATTCAGCTCATTCCGTGGTATGTTGACTGCTAACGGTGAAGGTTTGGGTAGCGGAACTTCTAATCCTTACAGCCAATTTAACCAAATGGCCTTCTCAATTGACCGCGTTGCCGTCCAAGCTCGTACTCGCGCTCTAAGCAGCAACTACACAATTGAATTGGCACAAGACCTCAAGGCTGTTCACGGTCTAGATGCAGAAGCCGAACTCGCAAACCTCCTCAGCACAGAAATTCTTGCTGAAATCAACCGCGAAATCGTCAGAACCATCTATTATGTTGCTCGTAGAGGTTCTGTCCAAAACGATATCACCTCTTCTGGTATATACGACCTTAACCAAGACTCTGACGGTCGTTGGTCTGCCGAAAGATTCCGTGGCCTCACTTTCCAAATTGAACGTGAATGCAACGCAATCGCCAAGGAAACCCGTCGTGGTAAAGGTAACTTCGTCATCGTTGACAGCGATACTGCTGCTGCTCTAGCCATGTCTGGCTTCATGAGCCTCAGCCCCGGCATCGCACCACAACTCAATGTTGATGATACCCAAAGCACCTTTGCTGGATTGCTAAATGGAAAAGTCCGCGTATATATCGATCCTTACACCCCACTCGGCGTAAACTTCTTCTGCGCCGGTTATAAGGGCGAGTCTCCATATGACGCTGGTCTCTTCTACTGCCCATACGTTCCTCTCCAAATGGTCCGTGCAGTAGATCCAGATACTTTCCAACCAAGAATTGGATTCAAGACCCGTTACGGCGTAGTTGCTAACCCATACGTCCTAAACGGAACCACACCAGACGGTGAAGCTCTCACTCAAGGTATCAACCAATACTACCGCCTAACTCAAGTCAATAACCTCCACGGTATGACCCAAGGTTAATAGGTAAGTAAAGAGACGAATAAACCCCTCCCGAGAAATCGGGAGGGGTTTTTCTTTGCATAAATATTTTAGCGGCATCTTTTAAAATAAAAATGACAACTAATCCTTGCCAAAGCAATACTAATAATCTTTACGCAAACTATTTTAGTTTTAAAATTGAGCGTGGTAGCGATCCTCTTGAGTTGATGGTTCAAAAGGCAAATCTTCCTGGCATAACCGTTCCAGATCAAGCCCAACCGACAATCTTTGGTACAACAGTCCCAGTACCAACAATGACAGTTCAATATGAACCTTTAGTTGTTGAGTTTATGGTAGATAGCGATCTTGCAAACTGGAAAATTATCTATTCTTGGATGAGAGATATCACAAATATTCAAGATGCAATCAGTTATGATTTAACATATCAAAGTTGGCATTACAGTGGTGCTTTAATATTGCATCCCACTATTGGTTGCGATACTCCCAACCCAGTATTAACAGTAAAATTTGCAAATTTAATTCCTGTAAGATTGTCCGGATTAATTTTTCAATCTGACACCGCAGACGCCCCGATTATAAAGGCATCTGCAACATTTAAATATTCTTATTATGAGCTTACTCCAGATGCCCCCACAGAGCTTGGGGGGGACTATAAAACTTAATTACGTATAGTCCGTAGGGTTGTCCGACCAGCTTTTGGGATCTTCTGGTGGGTTGTCTGGTTTATATGGCATCTTAGTGGACTCAGGTTTCATTATAGAGCGTTTCTTCTTCTTGGATGGAGGCTCAGGCTCTTCTTCTACGGTGCCCGTCCTGGAGGATTCTGGCTCGTCTTCGTCTTCGTCGCCTATATCTTCGCCTAGATCAGCTAAAATTTCTACACCCTCATAGCTGTCCATAAGGTCATTTACAAAATTTACAAAATCTTCATTTGTAAACAAGTCATTTAAAAGTTGTAAGCCCGTATCCACGTCCACCATGCCTTCTGGCATACTATTTTGAATAGATTTTGGATCGGTTTGAACAGCCATAAAATAAATTTCATACATTTTTTCTAATTCTACAGAGGGCTGTGCTACAAATACAATTGCAGATTTGTTTAGTGTTATTTCAAATGATTTAGTAGAAGCAGCATAATTAGTCAATTTAACAAATTCGATGGGATTTCCTTCTGAATCTTTTCCCATATAATTTTCTAATTTTGCTGGAAACTTAATTACTATTCTGTCAGGCATTGAATCGCTAACAAGACCTGCGATTTCTTCTCCTGTTAGGAGCTTAACAACTCTTAATATGCCCGAGAATGAATTCTCAGGAAGTGAATCGGACATAGGAATGTCCTCCCTTCCCTATTATTTATCTTTTGAAAGTTCATCAAAACTCATAGAATATATTTTGTAATCAAACTTTTCTTTTTTATAAATCTTTAATCGCTCTTCAAAGTGTTTTAATATGTGATTTTTGTGTTTTAATATAGAAAGATCATCAACAATATCATACACCTTTAAAGTTTTTTTCTTTTCAGAGACTCTAAGCCCACGGCCAATGCTTTGCAATAGCCTTACTACCGATTTAGTAGGAGAGGCAAAGATAATATTGTCAAGGTTAACAATGTTGATACCAGCGCTAGTAGTGCCAAAGCTAGCCACAAGGATTGCGTCTCTTTCTTTATCGATAACTTTTCTGATGTATTCCCTTGCTTCTGCTTCCGTTTTTCCAGAAATAAAATATACTTTTCTATCGCCTGCTTCTGCTTCGATGAGAGCCGTGAGGGGTCTTCCATGAATTTCGACGTAGTTGAATAAAATGAGGGTGTTGCCTTTTGTTTTGAGGGCGAGTTTTTTGATGAATTCGTTTCTTTTTTCATTAGTTACAATCCATTTTATTTCATCTGCGTATTTTTGTTTTTTTACTAATTCTTTTTCCTCTTGTGTATATTTAAGGATTATAGCATCTATACCAAGTGTTGCCAACAATCCTTTATTCATTAAATTTTTAGTTTGAATAAACTGTATTGCTGGTCCAAGTATTCCCTCAATACTAAGTCTGTGTGCCTGTGCTTGTTGGAGTGTACCTGTTGTACCTATTCTAAACCAAGCCTTTGTTAGCTTTTGTCCTATAAAATTTAAAGACTCCGCTTTAGCCAAATGACATTCATCAAAAAATACTGCATCAAATTGTTCAAACCATTCTTTTGGTAGTTTGTAAACTGATTGCCATGTAGACACTACAATCTGTTTATTTGTTTGTTTTTCTTCGCCAGCAGATATTTTATGAATATATTTTTTACAAGACCAAGATTTATCTTGAGAAGAATATTCAAAGATATCAGATTCCATTTGGTTTACCAGACCAACTGTTGGAACCAAAATTAATATTTTACGGTCTGTATTTAATATTTTTTGAAGAAAACGAACCAAGACGTATATGATCAAACTTTTTCCAGATCCAGTTGGTGAAATGATCACAGTTCTGTGGTTGTTTAAAGCATGCAATATTGCCTGTTGCTGGTGTTCGTGCATTTTCACAGATTGTTTCCGGACAGATACTTTTAAAGACTCGTAATACTTCAAAAGTTGTTCCTCTGTGATGCATGTTTTATTTTTACTTTCTTTAATATTTAAAGAGTAATTTCTTTCTTCTGCAAACTTTTTTAAATAGGTTTTTAAACCTCTTGGGAGGGTAGATGAAAGAATGTCATATAATCTTATTTTTCCATCCCACAGCCTTCGTTTGAACATAGGCATATATTGAGCACCTGGAACCATAAATGAAAAATAGTCCCGCAACTCTTTCTTTAATGCTTGTTCTGTTTTGATGTAGTAACGAACTTCATCAATAGATTCAACTTCAATATCCACATAATATTTATGCTATACCATTCATCATTTTATGCCATTCGATGGCAGATTTTATCATAAAATTTCTATTATTGAGTGAACGTATGTACTCTTCAACCATTTTTAATTTTACTTCTGTAACTGCTATTTTAGATTTTAAATCTATAACTTTTGGATCTGCTTCCACAAATTGTTCAACATCACTTTTTAGTAATGTTAAATCTGAAGGTTCTTCCTTCCATTCTTCAAGTTCTTCTCTTGAAACTTTTCCCGTATAAATTTTCCATTTACGCAATTTTAAAACAGCCAAATCATTTTGATATTTGGTCAAAAGTAATTTGACATCTGCTAAAATTGTAAGATACTTGGAGTGTATTTGAGGTATCTTAAGAGACTCTATACCTAATTCTGTAGAGTCTATTTGAGAGTCTTTAGTAATAAGTTCTTTAAGGTTCTCTAGATTCATCTTTTAAGATGTATATTAAAGTACTCTAGAGTAAAGTCAAATAAATAATCTTGACATTTCTTTAGAGTGATCTATAATTGTTGAAAGGACTAAAATGATTATTGATTTGCGTGAAATTCCAGTAGTCTGGATAAATTTAGATTCAGCAAAGAAAAATGCTGAAACTATGGAACAACGATTTCAAAAATTTGGTTTTAAAAATACACACAGAAAACCAGGAATTGTAATTCCACCTCCTCCCAATACAGATAAAAGTATTGCTCATTTTAGAGGGTGTGGAATGTCTCATATTGAAATTTTAGATGACGCAAAGTATTCTACTCCACTTCTCATTTTGGAAGATGACGTAGAGTTTGCAGACAATTTTAATCCCGTTATAGAAATTCCAGATGATGCTGATGGTGTTTATCTGGGTATTTCACATGGTAATATTTACTATGGATCATGTAAACATGATGAAAATTATTTAAGAATCGGCGGCATATTAGCAGCACATGCTATTTTATATGTAACACAAAATTATAGGCAAGCTATGTCAGAAGTTGGGAAGTTTTGTCTTTATACTTTAAATAAACCTTGGG